CCTCCTCGTGAAATTGATCGCGTCTGGCGGCGTACCGGTCGTTCAATTGGCTGGCGAACGCGTCCGCATACACAAGCTCCAGCACGCGAAATGTGTGCCACAGTTTCAGCGCTGGCGTCACGACCACGGTTCTGAGTGATGGCGGTGGCGCCAGCCAGGACCATTGGTTCACGAAACTCATCCGATCCAGCAGAGTCGTGAGTTCCAAAGCCAGTTGTTCCTGGGCCAGCGCCAGCTTCTGCGTCACGTCGATCCCCTCGACGTTCGCCACGTTCAGGAGCTGAGAGTCTTGTGCCGTCAGATCTTCGATGCTCGAAACGGGACCGTCTGTGAACAGAGCCATGTGAGCCGCCTATTCCTTCCCGGGCTTGCCGCCCTTGATCCGTTTGAATTCATCGGTTGTGACCACCGCGACTAGCACCTTGGCTGCCTCGGCCGCCTCCTGGGCCATCCGCCGCACCTCCGCCTGTTGCTTGCGAAATTCCCTGGCTTGCTCTTCCGAAGCCTCTTGCGCCGTCCCGTCGATCACCATCCGGGCGGCAATCTGGGGCGTCACCTCGGTGAGCACGCCATTCTTGCCGCCGTCTCCCGTCTCCCGGCTGACCAGCACCGGGAACGGATCCTTGAAGGCCGCTTCCTTCTCACGAATCTTTTGGTAGTACTGTCTCAGGTCCATGCTGTTCTCCTTTTGCTGTCTTACTGGGGGCGGGGTTGTGCGAAGAACGCCCCGCCCCCGAGTGCTGCTAGGTATTCACCTGCACGCCGGCGGCGTTGCGCAACACGCCGCATCCGTACAGAATGTCGACCGTGAATTGCTGCGCCAGCGTATTCGGCTGGTAGCTCATCACGACGCGCATGCCGAAATTGCCAAACTCGGCATACTCCGCAATCGCGCCGGTACCCGGCAACGGCTGCGGCAGGCGCCGGATCACCAGGCCCAGCGCGTCGCGTGTGAACGCGAGGTTGTGCGTGGTGACGTTGGGGCTCGATCCAGTCTTCTTGACCAATTGCGAGCGGAACACGAAGAAGTCCTTGATCTTTCCCACGCTGCCGCCGATCAACGCCATCAAACCGGCGTCGCCGGCGGTCTGGAATTCGCTGAACCGCGGGATCTGCCGCCACGCCGAATAGGCCGCCGCGTCCACCACGATGAACTTCTGCTCGGTGGGCGGAACCTTTGCCAGGAACAGCGCGGTTTCCGCCGCGTCGATGGTCGGTTCAGTGATGGCACTGCCCGGCGTACCCACCGGGGTGTTGGTGGTAAACCCGGCATACAGGTTCAGAAGATCGCTTTCGACCTTCTCGGCAATTGCGATCACGGCCGGCTGCATGTAAACCTTCAACAGGTCGGGCACCGCCAGCACTTTGGTCACGTCCGGAATCTGGAAAGTTGCCTCGGCGTGCGTGTTCAGCACGATTTGCGCGTTCCCCAGACTCGGGTTCTGCGCCTGCACCGTTCCGCCCTCCAGGATGTTGTTGGCCTGCATCGCCGGCGGAATTGGCACGTTGACCGTGTCTCCGGCATTCGCCAGGACCGGCTCGTAATCGCGATTGACCAGGTTCCCCATAACGAGGTTCGACACCAGTGCCGGCAATGCGTCCGCCGCTACCAGCTTTACAATCGCGCTGGCGACATTGTTTGATGTAATTGCTCCCATTCTTTCTCCTTATTGACTGTTTTTGCCGGCCAGTGTGCCGGTACCGCTACATGCCCCGAAGGGACTGTGATGCAACGCGCACGATCTCCTCACGTACCCGCTGCATCTGTTCCGCGCTCATACCTGGGCGGATTTGGTCGATACTCACTGCTTCTCTGCCCACCACCGGGGCCTTGAGGGTTGCCGTCATCCCGGTTCCCCCCACAATCCGAGCCGGCAGAAACTCCGGATTCTCGTTGACGAAGTTGGTGAGGTACTCCTTGACCGGCATTTCGCCGCTCTCGGCCCGCGCCACCAGGCGTCCGTCTTCGGTACGCACGATGCCGTCTTGTACCGCTTTGAACGCGAGATCGATCTTGGCTACGCCCAGCCGTTGCAGTTCGGCTCTCACGGATGAGCTGCGTTCCGCCTCTTCCGCCGCCTGGCGGCTGCGTTTGTTCTCCGCCACCAGCTCATTCATCCGTCGTTCCAACTGTTCCCGCCGCTTGCGTTCTTCCAGCAGCTCCGCCTTGTAAGCCGGCTCGCTCTTGCTCTTTTCGTCTTTGACGAATTCTTGAACCGCTTGGCGCACGATCGCTTGAATATCTGTTCCTTCCATAAGTCTCCTTATTGGTGTTCGATCTCCTCGGCGACCCGGTTTTTGATCTCCTGTCGCGCATCGCTGAGGTACTTGAGGGCCAGTTTCTTGAAGACCTGCTTTTTCAGCGTCTCCGACCCGATTCCCAATTCCAGCAGCTTCTTGGCATCGTCCAGCTCTGTGCCGAGATCGTTGATGTCGAACTCGTCCATGCCCGCGACGTCGATCGTGACGCCGTCCTGCCGCGCGGCCGCCACGGCCCACAGAATCTGCCGCAAGGTCTCCTTGACCGCGTCGCCGTAAGCGCGCAGCACTTCCTCGGTAGTGCTGAAGTCCAGCTGCTTGCTCAGCGCGGACTGGCGCGCGTTGCCGCCGTCGCCCGCCTGGGTCATCAGATAGCAGACGCGATAGATTTCGTCTTTCAACTGTTCCAGGTTGTCCGCGGCGATCTGATAGACCTTGCCCTCCGGCTCGGTCCATCCGAAGCGGTCGTTCGGCCCCATCTGGATGTAATAGGATTCGCCAACGATCTGGTTCCACTCCCGGTCGGAATAGATCACGGGAGTGGCGAAGAGCCCCATGGTCAGCGCCCATGCCAGCGCGTTGGACTTATTAAAGTGCTCTAACTGTAACAGCGCTGACTTGTTCATGAGCCACAGGCCCTCCGTTACTTTTACCCGGAAGACTGGCACGCGGTCGAGCGACGCCAGCGCGTGGCGCCCCTGGTCGATCAGTTGGATCGGGCTGCTCTCGTCGACCTTGCGGAAGATCTGGAAGTTCTCGCGGTCGTAGTAAATCCATCGCGTCTCGCTCTCCCATTTGGCGTCCGTCACCCGCGACTGCTGCAGGCACGACGTCCGGATGACTATCCATTCCAGTCCGCCCGTTTCGTTGAAGTTCCAGTTGATGACTTCCTCCGGGCCGTAATCCACCAGGTAGGCTCGCGATTGTCCGGAGGCGTCCTCTTCGGCGCGGGACCGCGCGGCGCCTGTGGTCTTGGGAAATTCCACCACAATGTAACTGGATCCGCAGACCGCTGTCTGGACGAACCTTTGCCGGAAAAACTCGGGCAGGCTGGTTCCTTTGAGGTCGCAGTCGTCGTAGAGCAGGTTGTAGAAGTCTTTGGCCGCCGCATCATTGCCCTCGAACATGAGCACTGGTTCGCACCGCATCAGCGTGGCGGCGTACCAATCGATAATCGAGCCAATATAGTTCTGGTAAAAAACGCGGCTCAGCCGCTCCTGGTAGATCGGACCGGGCTCCTTGTGGCGGCACATCAGGTAGTCGGAGGCGCTCAAGCGAAACTGCTCGCCGCCTGCATAAAGGTCCTTGTATTGTTTCCACATCCGCTTACGGGCTATGTATTCAGGATGTTCCCGGTTGATGTTTTCCATGGCTATAAAAGTCGCTCCTGCCTGTAACCGATCTTTGGGCCGCTCACGCACTCCTGCCACAATAGATATCCCAGGGCATCCGAAGCGTGCGTTCGCATGCGGTCCCGGTCCTTGTCCACTTGGGTGGAACCGATCTTGTAGGACACCTGCTCAAAATCCTGGATGAGTTCCTTGCACTTCGGGTCCACCAGCAAGGTAATGTTACCGGAGGCGGATTTTAACCTGCCGTTCGTCAGACTAATCCGGTCACGAACGCCCGGGTTCGAGCTAGGCACCCTGTAGTTCACCTTGGTCACGCCTTTTTCCTTGAAGGCGTCGCGGATCATCTGGTAGTCGGTACTGCCCGACGTCTTTAGGTTGTTGCCTGAAGCGTCCCCATATACCGTCACGCCCAGTGCATGCGTGGGGTACCGTTGGGTGAAAGCCTCCACGGCTTCCGGGGTACTCGCGTGCCGTATCACGATTTCATCCAGCACTCGGAACATCCCGCCGTTATACTGCGCGACGATCGAACTCATCGGGTCCACGTTAAAGTCCAGCGCCCAGAGCAGAGGCACCTTCGGGTCGACGTCGAGTGGCTGCACGTGCACCTTGCGGTCGAACGCGCCG